GTTGATCTGACCGAAGGGGCCCGGCTGGATGAACAGCGCGACGTTCGGGTCCACGAAGCCGTAGTCGGTGGCGATGAAGAGCGGCCACTCGGGATTGTACGGCAGGTCCGCGACGTGGTAGTCCTCGTCCCACTGCTTGAAGACCCGGCCGACGTGCTCGCTGAAGCTGGCCTCGACCTCCTGGCCGAAGGCCTCCGGGGTCAGGTCCTTGGCCATCGCGATGATCTCGGGGTCAACCTGAAGGGCGGCCAGTTGGTCTTCGCTCGTGGCGCTGTTCAGGAGGAGCTGTTTCATGAGCTGCACGTCCTCCGTCGTGGTGTGCTTCCGGAAGACGTGCGTGTTGACCCAGCTCGGATGCCGCCAGCTCTGCCATTCGCTCTGATTCTTGTCCTGGCCCGCCTGATAGATGTCGTAGAACCAGTTCTTGCCCTCCGGCGTGGTGTTCCAGACGCTCTCGCCCGTGAAGTCCGCCAGCGTCGGGCGGATGAACCGCTGCCAAACGCTCTCCTTGAGCTTGGCTGCCTCACTCATGATGACGCCGTGCAAGCCCTCGCCGACCAAGCTCTCGGGGGGCGCCCCGCTCTTGACGAGAAGAATGAACGCTCCGCCCCATAGGCTCACGCTCATGCTGCCCTTCGGGTCGTAGTACGTGCCCGGCTTGTCGAACGGCATCCCCTTCCGCCGACAGTCGTTGTAGAAGACCCGGAACTCCTTCTCGCTGTCCGTGTAGTTGGGCCCGACGATCCAGTACTCCGCCCGGACGCCCACCTCCTCGAGCAACGGCTTGAGGGCCCGTGCCTGCAACGCCCACGGCATGATCTCCCGACCGCCACTGACGCTCTTGCCGGTTCGACGGCCCGCGCAGTTGACGCGGTGCCGGGCGCGGCTGGCGTGTACCTTCTGCTGGGCGAGATTGGGCCGATAGTTGAGCTCTTGCCAGAGCTTCGGCTTGCTGAGACAGCCGACCCTCACGGCGCCACCTCGTGCGGGGCGTGGAGGAGGATGCCCATGTCGATGCACTCCCAGGTGCTCAGCTGCCAGAAGCCGTCCATCTTGTACACGATGCCGTAGTGCATGCCGAGGTTCAGCGCGCCGAGCATGTCCGTCTCGCTCGGGTCCGGCTTGCCGCCCGGGTGCGAGTGATAGATGAGGATGGGGCTCTCGTTCCGCGCGTCCATGCGGACGTACTCCTCCATCATCTGCACAGCATCCCAGTCATAGTAGCGATCCGGGTACGGGCTGGCGTTGCGCATCGGCTGCACGCGCTGGGCCCCCGTCGGCCCCTCGGCTACGAAGCCAGTGATCTCTACGTCCGGCTCGGCGGCAGCCAGCCGCCACAACTCCTCCAGGACCGCTTGCCGCAATACCACCATGACGTCCTCCGGGTATAGCTCGGCCCCGGGGGAGCTCGCCTTCTGAGGGTCAACGCATCCCGGGGCCGAGGTTCGTGTCAGCAGTGCCCGCGCTTGCGGCGCAGACCGTTGCTGATCTTGGCTGCCTTGGTCTTGCTGTAGCCCTTGCGCTTGAGTGCCCTGTAGACACCTAGCGCGGGCACTTGATGCTGTTGTCACCACGTGCCACTAGACCACCCACCTTCCTACGCCGTGTCGAGCCTGCGTCGCCCCCGGCGCATAGCGACGCACGATCTTAGGAACGGTCGTCCGGTAACAGCCGTACTTCTTGGCCAGCTCCGGAGCACGCATCCCGGACAGGTAGTCCTGGACGAGCGCCTGATGGTCTATTCTACGCTTGCCGAGCCTGCCATCCTTGGCACTGTCTTGCATGTTGTCAGACTGCGTGCCAGCCCGTAGGTGCGTCTCCTCGTAGCATGGCGGGTTATGACAGAGATGGCGGATAAGTACGCCCTTCGGGATGGGGCCATGCTTGGCCGCATACGCCTCTCGATGCGCGTACTTGTTGCCAGGCAACCGACCGTATCCGTTGGCGAACGTCTTCTCCGCAATCTTGCAGGGCTTGCGCAGCTTCACGCTATAACCCTACAGCACAGGACACTTGATGCTGTTGTCTCCTCTGGCCATGCCGACCAGTCTAGCGCGCCTGCGGAGGAGGGCCGGGAGGGAGGTCGCGGTTGAGGCACGTCGCCGCGCCATACCGGCAGTTCTCGCACTGGCCGCAGCGTGGCCCGAACGCCAGCTGACCGCCCGGCAGCAACACGCTGGCCCCAGACGCCCGTAGACGGTCGGCCGCAGGCGGTATCGGGGGTGCCGGGTTAGACGCGCTCACGGGCGCACCAGGCCCGACCTCGTACGGGTAGGCGACGGGCCCATACCAGGCCGCGCGCGTGGTGTGCTTCTCAAAGGTGAAGGTGTTGTACAGCCAGACAGCGAACCACACCGGTCCCCACATGCCGCACGTGAAGAACGTCAACACGAGGTGCAAGGCGTGGTTGGTGCGGTGCGGCTGGCGGGTGACGATGTTGACCATGGATCTCTCCTCTGAAAAGGGCGGGGCCCGAAGACCCCGCCCTCTCAGTGTGCGGTAAGGCTAGCGATGATGGCAAAGGCCGTGATGAACAGGACGAACGCTATAGCCGCCCAGGGTTGCCAGTGCCGCCACCACTCCCGGTCAGCAGAGACCGGGGCCGCCCATCCGGGCGCTCGTGCTGTTCACGCGGACCGAACCACGCCCGACACCCGTCGGCGCCACGCGCACCGAGATGTCGTCCGGGTTCACGTTGCTGTAGAGGTCCATGCCGCTGGTCAGGTGCCCCGCCGAGCTGGTCGGGGTGACGTTGCTCAGCATGTCGGTGCACTGGCTGGCCTGCGTGCGGGTGGTGCTCACGACCTCGCCGAACCACTGGTTGGTGCCGAAGGTGACCGGCGGGTTCGTCCAGGTGCTCGTGGCGACGTAGCCCACCCAGTCGAACCACGTGCTACCACCGGTTCCGGTGCCATACCCGAACCACACGAAGCCGTTCGACGGGTCCCGGTAGATGCGCATGTACCGCGTGCCGCCGACCGCCCCGTTCAGGCTGATGCCCGCGTAGATGGTCGTGTTGGCGGCATAGTCGTGGTAGTTGGCCCCACCGTTGTACCCCTGGAAGACACCGTCCTTCCAGTAGCCGACGAACAGGTACGGGTCCGTCGTGTTGCCGTTGACGGTCCCGGTGTTGTCGATCGTCCAGCCCATCTCGAAGCAGTCCCGAGTGGCGGAGTTGACGTCGTCACATACCGACATCTCCCACAGCGTGTGGCTCTCGGCTGGGCTCAGCCACGGCTTCGTGATCTGCACGTCGGCCATCATGCCTTCGCTGGACTGGTTGTCCTCCGCGATGGCATACGAGTACGACGGCGCGATCAGGGCCGAGACGTTCCCCGCCTTGCTGACCGCGACCCCGTTCTTCGTGGGCAGCGCCTTGCTGACGTTGGTCGGGTGCGGGTTGACGACCTTGTCCTTGCCGCTCGGGCGCGGCACGCTGACGGTCTGCTTGACCGGCTTGTCGAGCAGGCTGACAGCCTGCGCGGGCTGCGCGACGGCCAGCCCGCCCGCAACCAGCGCCAGCGCTGCGAACAGCGCCTTGATCTTGGTCATGTGACCTCCTGTGTGAACTGCGGTTTCCCGTGCCCCGCCAGCCTACCGGCTAGGCGCGGGCGTGGTCATTCCTCTTGGCCGCCACCCATACGCTCTTCGTAGCCCGCGTACCGGCGCGCCAGATGCTCAGGGATCTCCCGAGCCTGCTCGTCGTCGCTGAACACGTTGACGAGCATCTGCTCCCACGGCGCTTCTGTCTGGACACGGACGTCCTTCGGGATGCCGCCGAACACCCGCTCCATGGCGTACTGCAACATCTTCGCCTTGACCTCCGGCTTGAGGTCCGGGCTCTGCGCGAGCCGAAGATACTGCTTGGCCACCTTGATGACGTCGTCCTGGAAGAGCTCCTCGAACCGGCGCTTATGCTCGCGCTGGCAGGCCAGCAGGAACTCGCGCGGCACGAGGCTGGGCGGCCGACCCTTGAAGCTCCCGTCCTCCGCCTTCAGCTGCCCGCGTACCAGCTCGTCCTCGTCGAGGCCCTCGCAGAACTCCGCCCACGTGTACTCGCCCCGCTTGATCTCGGTCACGATCTGCGTCCAGCGCTTACCGAGACGCACCTTGATGCGGAAGCGCTCGTCGACCTCCCCGTCCCGCACGCCCGGCGGCGGCTTCGCTCCGGTGCTCACGCGCGGACTGGCCGCCGTGGCCTCGTCCAGTGTCGGGGTCTTACGCCTGCGGCGAGGAGGGGTGGGGGAGGCCGCCTCGTCAGCAGACCCCCGCGCACCCCTGCCGTTACTCGGTGTCCATCCCATAACGACTCAGCCTACCGCTTGTGGTCCCACCACTGGCAGGCCAGCAGAACGAGGACCATGTCCCCGGCCAGAACTCCCAGGTAGACACTGATAGCAGTCGTCACAGGAAACTGAAAGTGCAGGATGATGAGGGCTTGCGCCACTACCACCGCGAAGACGATCAGCCACAGCCCGGCGACGATCAGGAACCTGTTCACCATCGCTTCCCCCACATCATCAGGAGGGACCCGCCGCAGACCAGCGCCACGGCGAGGCACCCCCAGACCACCCTCACTCGGGCCTCCACGCGCCCAGCAGGCCGACGAGGAGCGCCCCGAGCACCGCGAGCGCCTCTGCCCAGCTCACTGGTCTACCGTGCGGTAGGCGAGCTCGCGGTCGGCTCCCCCGCTGCTCAGGGCGTCGAAGGCGCCGTTGAGCACGCCGCGCACTGCCCAGAACTTCTGATCCCATTCCTGCATCCGGGCTTGCAGCTCCCGAATGAGGTCGTCCGTCGTGGCCATCCCGAGGTTGGCCTGTCGGTGTGTCGTCCGGACGTGCCGCCGGGCCTCTTCGGCGCTCTCGAACATCTCGCCGCAGTCCGCGCAGGAGTGCCCGTCGTAGTCCTGGCCCCGCACGATGGGCGCCGGTCCCTCTCCGTACCTCACTCCACGCCCCCTTCCCGAAGGCGGGCCGCCTCGACCGTGTCCGACGGATCCGTGCTGTCCGTCTTCCGCTCCAGCCGCGCCAGCTCGGCGTTCGTGAGCTCGTGCGGAGGCGGTTGGATGGGCCCTGGATGACCGCCAAACTCACTCGGCTCGTTCGATGGTGCTGTCATTACCACTCCTTCACTCCGGGCCACCCGATACCGATCAGGTGATCCATCTCTTGGAGGAACCGGCTACCGAGAGCCGCCTCCAGTCTGCGCACCGGATGAACTCCGCCGTTGGTGTTGCGGAGGGTTCTGCAAGCCTGACCACGTAACGCAGGACACGACCGGCAGGGTCTCTCCTCTGCTATTACCGCTGGCACCTGAGCCGCCTCCGGGTACCGCTCTCGTACCACCCTACCGCTGATGCTGAACCGACGGAACCGCTCAGCCACGACGACGCCTTCTGAGCGGCCTCTTCTGCTCAGGCTCGGGCTCAGGCTCGAGGTCCCGCAACACACGGCCTCGATTGTCCACTGCCAACTTAAGCTGTGTCTTCTTCGGCTCTTTGTAGTGCCCCTCCCTTTCCATCTTCTCTCGTACCGCCAGGACGACGTACTCGTACGACGAATGGCCGGTCTCCTTCAGAGCCCGTTCATACGCCAGGGCCATTGGCCCCCTCAAATACGAAGTAATTTGCTTCCCTTGTGCCATACCCACCACCATACCATGCCATTAATTTGCTTTGGTTACCCCTTCAAAACCCTATACATACAGGTGATCCTTATCCTTATCCTTATCCTTACGTTACTTACGTAAGTAAGAGACGCCACGTGGGGTGCCGAGCCAGCCAGCCAAAAATTTCTCTGCTTCACGCGAGCGCGCGCAAAAACGCGCACGCTGTCCACAAATTTTTGGCTGGGCTAGCCCCGGCACCCCGGGGAGGAGGATGCTTTGCTTTTACTCCCACCCGACTCTCTTCCGGAGAGCGGGCTGGGTCGCAAACCGGCGCAGGAACGCCAGACCGTGCCGCTGCGCATCCCGAGCGTGATCCGAACCCGGCTTCCACAACCCCCACAGCCGCAACCGCTCGTCCGAGATGATGGACCGCTCCCCGGGCTGCTGCACCTGCACGCCGACCTCCCTCCCGTACTCCGTCTCCCGCAGCCGGTCCTCGAGCACCGCCAGGAAGCGCACCGGCTCCAGCAACGCCGGGTCCGTCGACTGCATCCGCAACGTGAACCCCTCGCACCCGATGACGACCACGTCCTCATCCCCGGCCTTCTCATACACCGCCCGCACCAGGTTCAGATACGAGTCGACCGACACCGACGTCGACGAGGTCCGGAACTGCCCGGTCCGCCACCACATCCGACCGACCGAGCCCACCTGCCCTCGCTCGAGAAGCTCTGAGACGACCACACGATGCACGCTCCACCCCGTCGTCACCCCGGGGTCCGCCCACACCACCACGAGCGCGGGACCTCCCAAGACAGGCACCTCTTCCACCTCCTGCTGTAAGCCCGATGATCGGGAGGTTTCTGGCCGTACCCTAGACAGGGTACCCATAGCCATTCTTGTCGGCCCTGCGGCCAAATAAACGCCGATACAGGCCTAGTAGCCGGTACACTCCGGCACCCCCACCCCGCCCCCGGGCCAAATAGTCGGCCGGGGTCACCCTACGGGGCTTCTCGGGCGGGAACGGCGACGCTCGGACCGTACTGGTCCACGGCACCAGAACCCACGTCTCTCCACCATCCCGCGACACCACCACTTGCGCGGTATAGTCCTGACGCTCCCGGAGGAGTGCTTCTTCTGCGAAGGCCGAGGGGCCGTCGTAGCAACGCACGACATACGACCCCTGAACCCTCACACCCCACGAGATGGTCATTCTCCGTACCGAGCGGCGAGCTCGTCGCAGATAGCCTCGATCATCAGGCCGCGCGCCCAGTCCCACGTGAGGAGCGCCACCCGATACGGGGCGTCCACCGGGCGGCTGACGACCAGAGCGTACGACTGGTCGAGGTCGTTGAGGCTCTCGAGCGCCCCGAGCAACCGGGTCTCGGCGGCCATTGCGTTGTCCCACAGCAGGAACTTGCGCACCGGCCAGGGCCCGTACGTCAGCTCGACCTCCTCGGCCTCCAGCCAGCACACCGCGCGCGCCCACTGCTCCGCCGGGTATCCGTCCGCCGCCAGCTCCGGACCACCGGCCTCCGGGCGCTGCGCGTTCCAGGCGTACGCTCCGGCCTCCTCCGCGAGCGCCGTCATGAGCTTGTCCGCGTCCGAGGAGGCCTGGTCCATGATGCGGCTGGCCGCCGAGTCCAGCGGCTCCTCCTCCGTCA